TGCGAGAGCTCAGCGAGATAGCAAGCGCACACCGGCAAATAAATGAGTTTTTTCAAGGGGATTTTTTAGATGCAATCAGCAGAGATGCTGCACAATATCCATTGATGGTGGTTACATTGGCACCGGGTAATGTCAATGATGTAAGCGTTGATGTTAATGCAACCATAACCATCTGCGATAAGTACAATCATTCAGAGTACAGGCAGATTAATGAGGTGCATTCTGACTGTTTAAGCATAGTGAATGACATCAACACCACATTCAGGCAGTACAGGTGGACTGAATTTGTAGATATCACCGATGATATAATCATTGAGCCGTTCATAAATGAGGGTCAGGACATGGTGGCAGGGTGGACTATGCAGGTAAACTTTGAGGTATACAATGAATTGAATTGGTGTGATATCCCATATGATGGCTATGACTTTGAAAATGGTCCAGCAGCACCTACAGCATGCGGTGATCCATATACAACATACAATATATATGTGAATGGCATACTTGAGGATACGTTTAGCCAGCCAACCACAGAGAATAATACTATTAATATCGCTTTATAATGGCAGTAACAAACATAAACATTACAGGTAATTTTGCTAAAGGTCTTTTTGCTCAAACAGCAAACAGCCCAACATTGACAGCTACAACATCAGAGGGTACATTGATTGATGGAGGGCAAGGATCCTTAACTGTTCCAGCCAATGGCTTTGCTGTGGGGGATTCATTTCAGGTAAGCATGGGAGGTATGATGTCAGCCAAAAACAATGATACCATCACCATAAGATTAAAAACAGGTTCCGTGGTATTGGCCACAAGTGGAGCATTGAGTATGCCTGGCATTGTGAATCAAGTTTTTTATTTGACTGCACATTTCACTATTCAATCCATTGGAGCTGCAGGTGTGGCATCAATTGTAAGTGTGGCACAATTTCATGTCTTGAAAGCATCATCAGGAACACAGGAGGGTTTTGCCTGGAATACGGTAAACAGCACTACATTTGATACAACCATCCAAAACACATTGGATATCACAGCTCAATTCAGCACCAATAGTGGATTGAATAGTATATATAGTGATTTGTTTATTCTCAATAAAATTTATTAGAACACTTTGGCATAATTACGTATAAACACGTACATGGCCCAGGAGCAAATTTTCAGACTAAACTTCCGGACTTTTATTAAGTCACCATTCACTTACCTATTTTTTGTGCTGTTGGTTGGATTGATCTATTTAGGCAGGGTATTAATTACCTCAAAGGATAGTGAAATTACCAGCTTAAAAAAGCAAGTCAATGAATGTGATGCTGAGCGTGTGAGAGATAAGCAACTACTTCAGGAGATAGTATTCCAAGAACAATTAAAAACGCGCTTAGGTGGAAAATAAAGCCCTAATTATCACATCAATTGTTGGGGCTATAGCCCTGATATTTGCACCGGTTCCAAAACATGACCATGTAAAGGCACCAAAGGATGAAATAACCATCCAAGCAGAGCACTATCTTGATCATCTTAAGGAGTCAAATCAGCAAGCTGTTGACAGCATCAATCATAAAGTGGATAGCCTTGAGCATGTTCAGCCAAAATATCGCTATATTTACAGGGTAATTAAAGCGGATACCAATGGTACAAGCATACACTGATAAGGAGCTGCTGGATAAGGTGGCCACATTGAAATCATTTAAGGGCCTGCCAAAAGGTAGGTGGATTTTAGGCGTGCGATCTAATGAGGATGTGCCTAATAAGTTTGATGATAAATTTTATGTGTTTGATGGGAATAAGTTTGTAATGGTCATGTCCGGCACAACCAATCCTGGCGTGAGCATATTAAAAAAGTTTGAATCATTTAACAAGCAAGGTGCTGCAATTCTTAAGGCTGATCAGTGGTACTATGATATTTGGCACTATGGCCTGCACAGGGGAAAGATTGCAGGGCTTTTACAGCGCGGTGGCAAGGTGATTGTGCACAGGGATGGAGATAAGGATAACAAGTCTGAGGAGCTTGGACCTGAGCAGCCCGGTTGGTATGGTATCAACTTCCATTTGAACAGCCACGACATCAACACAAAGACAATCAAGGAGGATATTGGTGCATGGAGCGCAGGATGCCAGGTGCCAAATAATCCGGAGAAATATAAGCAGCTAATGGGATGGTTCAAAGACAATCAGAAAGTAGTTAGCTATTGTTTACTTAATGAATTTCCAGCATGAGCAAGCCAAAAAAAGACCTCAATTTACATATTGATGGCAAGAAAGTAGATGTAAATGTGACACGTAAAGATGGCAAGGTCACTATTGAATTAGATTCTGAAAAATTGGATGTATTGCTTGAGCGTTCAGAGAGCGGTCTGAATGTGACGGTCAATGATGCATCCGGTATATTGGGCAAGGTGCTGGCATTGTTCAGCAGGTTGCGCAGAAAACGCTAATTTCCTCAATTAGTATTTTCATTCACTCGGGAAAGCCAGCCTTTGGGCTGGTTTTTTTATTTCCTCAAATGTTAAATTGTTGAAAAAATAGGTATAAAGTTTTGCACGTATGCAAAAAATAACTATTATTGCGTATGTCAAACTTAAAACTGAGTGAAATGAATGACTTTACAAAACTATTATTGAAAGCCCTGGGGATGGGTTTGTTAATGTCCATTGCCATTGGCTTAATTGAAACATTCCTATGAGCACGGTGGACTTAATCACAAGGCTGCAATCATCTGCAGCTGATATGTGGGAGCTAGTAATGAGGCACCACGATGAACTGAAAAGCCTGCAGGCGTATTATGAGCGTGCTGTAACCGTGGAAGAGCGAAACAGAATTGAGAAAGAGATTGCCTCAGCTGAGTCAAATGTCAAGGTAACTATGCGCAGCTATGGGTTGATTATGAAAAACATTGAGGAGTTATGTACGAAATAGAGGTAACTTGTGAAGATTGCAAGGGCAAAGGTTGGATTGAGGTCATTGGTGCCTGCAGCCGTCCAGCATCCACATGTTGTGGTGGGTGTGTTGAAGATGTTGAATGTGAAAATTGTAACGGAAATGGGTACTATTGGGAAGAACAAGAGGAGCCGGCAGAGGTCTGCTGATCCAAAACATTCAGCCATTCCATTGGTGATGAGAGTCAAGTGGTGGCGTGATCAGAGTGTGACTGATGATAAAGGTGGATCATTTAACCTGGATCATTACATGCGGATTTGTAGGATTAAAATTGAGCAATATGGCAGATAAGGTTGAGCACCTCAAGGATATCAATGATTGGATTAAGGAGGTGGCATTTGAGCACAGGGATCATCTGCATGTGGAGAGGGTAATTATTGACCAGCTTAGGGATAAGCTCGCCACGTGCATGGAAATTATTGACGATTTATTAAATGAAAAGGAATGAGAAATTATTTAGTAGTTTGGGCAGCATTGGCTGCGGTGTGTGTTCTACTTTGGTGGGCACTATTGGTATGGATTGGATGGATTGCATTGCTGATTATTCCAGCGGTGGGAGTTATTGTACATTATTTAACTAGGGAAAAATGAAACAGACAGCAGTAGAATGGTTGGTTAATTGTATAGAGTCTATGGATTGGGGAGAAATTATAACAAGAAAAGAACTATATGCTAAAGCCAAAGAAATGGAGAAGGATGAGCTATCATCTGCTTTAAATTTTGGCTATATGGATGGACTAAGAAATAAAAAAACATGGTCATCCTTTGAGCAGTATTATAAATGGAGATATAACAAATGAAACAATACAGAGTGACCTACAAATTCAAAGGAACATCTGAGTGGCAGCTTGGCTACATGGTTATGTTTGGATACGACAGCAGCCATATCAGGGATAAATTCCCTATGTGGCCGGGTTTAATTTTAAAGATTGAGGAGATATGATACACAAGATGAATGAAGTGGTAAAGCTCATTGAAAGATATGGGCTGAAAACACCAAAGAGAACGAGGGAATTAGTGTACCAGCGGTACTATATTTACAAGGAGCTGCGCAAATGGATGACCTTGGAACAGGTTGGCAAGCTCTTTGGCAAGGATCACAGCACGGTGATTCATGGAATCAAGATGGCACGGATGTTTGAGCACATGAAAGATGCCATATATTTTGAATACATCAAGCATATCAGAGCGGATTACATCTCCATGATGGATGAACAAACACAATTCAGCATGCGCAAAATTGATTATGTTCATGGCACGGCAATCATGTATTTATACCTGCCCATGGATAAGGAGGTATATGAAGACATTGAGCGCATGGATTTTGACCAATTCAAGGAGGTTTTGCAGTGTGTAAATGGTGTGTAATTACACACTACACACTGCCTGATTCAAGAAAAAAAAATCTGAGTAATTTTAAAAAAAGTGTTTTTTGGCGTTACACACTGTGTAATTACACACTTTTGCTCTGAAAGGTCAGTAAACACTGATACCTTAGTGTGTAAAATGAGTGTGTAACGGTGTGTAAAAAGTGTGTAATTTTACACACTATTTTGAGTAAATTTGTAAGTTATCAACAAATGTTAATAAAAACGAGATGAAAAAAGCGTACCTGAGGAAGTTAGCAAGTGAGGGTTTTTCCATCATTCCGGTGGAGGATGATAAGAGGCCCAAAGGACCATGGAAAAAATACCAAAAAGAGCACCGTACACCGGATGAGGTGGAGGCATTAGATGCACCGCTGTATGGATTGATTTGTGGATACAATGATGTGGAGTGCATTGATGTGGATCTCAAGGTGATTGTCGGATTAAAGGAGCAAAAAGAATGGTGGAGTGAATACCTGCAATTCCTTAATGACAATATCGAGGATTTTGAGTCCAAGGTGACCATAGTCAAAACAAAGAATGCTGGATTTCACATCCTGTATAGGTGCTATGAGATTGAAGGCAATACAAAGATTGCCACATTGAAGGGTCAGAGTGAGGCCATCATTGAAACAAGAGGCATTGGTGGAATGGTGGTGCTGTATGATAATTACCTAAGTAGTCGCAGATACCATGACATGCAATTCATAACACCTGAGGAGCGCACAATTATATGGGAGATAAGTCGAACGTATCACTATACAGGAGATATGCCCACAGAAGAGCCGAAAAGTGGCTCATTTGAGGTGCAAGGTGTGAGCCCATGGCAGGAATTCAATCAGCAATATAGTGCATTGGACTTGATTCAGGATGATTTTGAGATCACCAGGCGCACCAATAGTGCATATATCATCCGGAGATTTGGTGCCAAGAGTCCACATTCAGGTTATGTGTACCAGGATAGTGGATGCATGTACCTATTTAGCACCGGCACAAGATATCCAGCTGAACAATTGCTGTCACCATTTGCAATCTATGCACATAAGAATCACAACGGTGATATGACAGCTGCAGCACGTGACCTGTATGATCAAGGATTTGGAAGCAGAGCAATGCCAAAGGTGGATGTGCCAAAGATGGAGATGCCTAAGGAGCCAAAGATTACAAGGCAAACATTCCCTGTGGATATATTTCCGGAGAAAGTCAAGAGCTATATTTTGATGAGTGCTGAAACATTGGGGCTATCCATTGATTACATGGGTGCATCATTCATGTGGGTGCTGTCGGTTATTGTTGGCAATAGCTTAAGGATGCAAGTCAAACAGGGCTGGCATGAAGTGGCAAGCATATGGATTGCGGTGGTTGGTAAGCCAGGGATTGGTAAAACCCCGTCAATCAATCAGATTATTTTTCCATTGAGGGAGATGAACATCCGGGAACAGAAAGAATATGCCAGGCAATTTGCCAAGTGGAAGGAATACGAGGCCATGGATAAGAAACAAAAGGAATACGCTGAGCACATTGATAAGCCTGTGAGCAAGCAATTCCTTGTGGGTGATATCACGCTGGAGGCATTGGTTGATTTGCATGAACAGAATCCAAACAGTGTAGGGATATTCAAGGATGAGCTTGCTGGATGGTTCAAAGACATGAACAAATACCGGCAAGGGTCTGACCTTGAATTTTGGCTTTCATCCTGGTCGGGCACATCCATCTCTTTAAATCGGAAGACATCAAAGAGTGCATTTGTGGATAAGCCAATGATTCCTGTATTGGGTGGCATCCAGCCAAGTGTGTTTGATGAATTTACCACAGGGGAGAACAAGGAGAACGGATTTGTTGACAGGATTCTTATAAGCTATCCTGAGCTCAAGGTTAATCATTACAATGCCAACAGCATGGATCCTGTGATGAGTGAGGTATGGATTGGCATCCTGCATCAAATCAGGTACCGTATCAATTCAATCTATTTCAAGATGAATGAGCACGGTGATATCCTTACTACGGATGTGGTGTTTAGTGAGGAGGCCAATAAGGAATGGATCCGCATCCATGATAAGCTCACAGATATGCAGAATTCAGATGATGAGAATGAGTACATGAAGAGCATGCTACCAAAACAAAAGAGCTATATCCCAAGATTCGCGCTGTTGATCAATACACTTTGGTCCATCCTTGAGAAGGGTGGCACCATTGAACAGGTGAGCAAGGATAACATCCTCAGAGCGGAGAGGCTATCCGAGTATTTCATCAACATGAGTAAGCTAGTTAAGCAGGATGTCAAGGAGAAAAATGAACTGATGCAAGCAGGGAGGGCTGCCGGTTCCGATAAGTACACCATGCTTAAGGGCATGTACAAGGCAAATAAGGAATTTAACAAGACAACAGCCAGCGAGGTATTGGGTGTGTCAAGGAAAACAGTGTATAACATGTTAAAACAAATACAAGATGAAGAAAGAAACAAGAGCAAGGCTCAAGGAGCTGGAGCTAAAAGAGCTGCAAAGTAAATTTCCAAGCGTGCCATTGCATTGCTTGGCACATTCAGCGTTTAAAGAGACCTCAGCAAATGAGCTCACAAAGACAATTATTCGCTTTGTTCAGCTTAATGGATACCAGGCTGAGCGCATCAACACCATGGGGCGGTTTGTTGGACCAAAGAAATACACAGATTTTGATGGTAGGGAGCGCACAATTGGCAAGGGAAAGTACATTCCAACAACAGGCACCAAGGGATCTGCTGATATCTCAGCCACAATTTCCGGAAGATCAATAAAGATAGAGGTCAAATATGGCAAGGATAGGCAGTCAGATGCACAGAAACAATACCAAGAGAGCATTGAACAGGCAGGAGGTACCTACATTATTGCCCGAGATGTGGATGGATTCATTGAATGGTATGATAAATTCATTGCAGATATGAAATAAATTATTACATTTGTATAAATTAAAACCCGAGAGAATGAAAAAAGAACAAGTACAGGCATCGCTGTACCGGAAGGTATGGGATGCAAAGAGGGAAATTGGCAAGGTGTATAAGAATGCACAGTCACATCACTCACGTTATGCTGATTTGAATGCTATCCTGGACACGGTGGAGCCGGTTCTGTTTAGCTTTGGACTAATCATCATGCAGCCAATCAATGACAACAAGGTCACAACACAGCTTATTGACATTGATAGTGGTGATATGGTGGAGTCAAGCATTGAACTGCCAGCCATTACAAATCCACAGCAGATGGGGAGTGCGATTAGTTACTTCCGCAGGTACACCTTGAGCAGCCTGCTATCCATCTCCACAACGGATGATGATGATGCAGTTAGTGCAAGCAAGGCAGCACCTGCCAAGCCAAAGGCCACGGATGAATTGGTGCAGAAGTTTGCCCAATCCCTGGCAGATGGCACAGCTAAATGGACCATTGAAAAGTTTAAAGTGAACTATGAGTTGAATGAGGCACAAATCCAATTAATTGAGGCAGTATGAATGATATCATCGTCAGAGCTCATCAGGTCGGTGACCTAATGACCTCACCAAAAAGCAAGTCAGAGGTACTATCTGAGACAGCCAAGGCAATGCTTAGGATAAATGCTAAGCAGGAGATGTTTGGATTCAAGAATCAAATCGTATCTAAGTACATTGATAAGGGAATCACACAGGAACATGACAGCATTGAGCTAGTGAACAAGGTCCGAATTGATAACTACATCAAGCACACAGGTAGAGAGTCAAGAATGTTCCTCTCAGGTGAGTGCGATATCCTTACTGAGGATACCGTGATTGATATCAAGACCTCATGGTCATGGGCTACATGGCCAGCAACACCAAAGGAAGGGTACAACAAAGCATATGAGTGGCAGCTGCAGGCATACATGTTCCTGTATGACAGGCCAAAGGCTGAGTTGATATACTGCATGGTAGCAACAGACCCGGACCTTTGCAAATATGAGTATCCTGAACTGCATCAAGTGGATCACATTGAGCCGTATAGACGCATCACTGTGCTGAAGTATGAACGTGATTGGGATGCACAGGAGCAATTGATACACAGGTTGGAAGCTGCTTGGAATTATTACAACGAATACAAGCAGGAGGTGTTGATGTCAAAGGTAAACCAATGAAGTACAGTCAGAGCACCATTGAGTTAATCAGGTCCATGTATTGCGATCACACAGCTAAGGAGATAGCCGAATCAATGGGCATATCCATTACAACGGTTTACAATTTGGTGTATAAGCATGGAATCAAAAAGCCTAAGGAGTGGATTGAGAATCCAAAATCAGGTGGTTTTAAAAAAGGTGAACGCAATAGTCCAGGCACGGAGTTTAAGAAAGGGCAAACAGCACACAACAAGGGCAAAAAAGTAGAGCCACATGTGTACAAAGCCTTATCAAGGACTTTCTTTCCACCTGGACATGTACCATTCAATAACAAACCTATGTACAGCATCAGCATTCGTGCAGATTCCGGAGGGATTCCTTACAAGTTTATCAAGATAAGGCCACAGTATTGGGAGTTATTGCACAGATATATGTGGATTGAGGCACATGGACCAATACCAAAGAACATGGTGGTAATATTCAAGGATGGCAACAGCCTGAATTGCCAGCTGTCAAACCTTGATATGATTACTAGGCAAGAGAACATGCTAAGGAATTCATCCAACAATGTACCTGAACACCTCAAGGAGGTGGTCAAATTAAAGAATAAGTTAACTAAAAAAATTAAAGAACATGGCAAAAAACAAACTAAGTGATCTAAGAGATCACCTATTCAGCGCATTGGAGCGCATTGATGATGACCAATTGAATCCGGAGGAGCTTGATAATGAAATCAAAAAGGCAAATGCAGTGGCAAATTTGTCCAGCATGATTATCCAATCAGCAAAGATTGAGGTTGATTTCATAAAAGTCACCGGTAGATTGGACTCAAAGACTGAATTATTCAAGAGCGTTGATACACCTAAACAATTAGACCAATGATTAAGATACTATTTTTAGCCATTCTGAGCGCATTTCTATATTCATCCAAGGGTAAGGCTACCTATTACGGAGAACATTGGACAGGGAGGCTCACAGCAAGCGGTGAGAGATTTCACGCAGATAGTCTGACATGCGCACATAAGACATTGCCGTTTGGCACATTGCTATGTGTACATGATAACAAGTCAGGTAAGGAGATTGTGGTCAAGGTAAACGACAGGCTGCCCAAGTCCAGCGGTGTATTGATTGACTTGACATATGGAGCAGCCAAGCAGATGAACATGATACGCAAGGGAGTGCTACAGGTGACCATCACGGAGGTAGGTAAGTGTAAAATTTATAAGAGATGAGCGAGTTTAAGATACCATTTGCATATCACAATGGTCAATGTATTGATGTTAGCACAGCACAAAAGGGTGTAACATATCAATGTACCTGTGGAGCAGATGTCAAATTGCGTGGAGGTGAAAAGGTAAGGAATCATTTTTACCATGTAAATAATGAGACATGTTCATATGAATCTATTATTCACAAGGCATACAAGGAGGTATTCAGTAGAATAAAAAAAATTAGATTACCATATGCGGTGAATGGTCAGACTTATTGGCAATTTGATAGGGTTGAATTAGAAAAAAAGCTACATGATTTTATTCCGGATGCCATTGGATACATTGGTGATGATATGTATATCATTGAATTTGCTAAAACTTCATTTATTGGTAAGCGTAAATTGACTAAAATTAAGGCTGCAAATGTGATGTGTATTGAAATACAGATAATTAATTGTGAGTCTTTAAATTTTATATCAGAGCATTTACTTGCGAATAATCACAGGGAAATTATTCACATACCTCAGTATGAAGAAATGAGAATAATGAGGGAGAAATTTGCAAATGCATATCGTGAAGCAATACAGGAGCAAAAGATTTGGTCAGGAGTAGAATGGGTTACATTGAATTATAAAGGAAAAAGTAAAAATAATCGTGATATGTATTTGATAAATAATTCAACGTCAGGTAAAGTAGTTGCATTTGTAAATCATGGTTCAAAAATGGATTTAAGATTAGAATGCACACCTTGGTATTATTCATATTAGAAAATCAAATAAATAAATAAACAATGGAAAACAAAGACAACAGCGGAGCACTGTTCCGCAATGAGAACAAGGTACAGGGTAGCAATCAACCTGACTACACCGGCAACATCACCATCAATGGTGAGCGCAAACGATTGGCTGCATGGATAAAGGAGTCCAAGGCAGGGAACAAGTTTATGAGCGTTCAAATATCTGATTTCAACAATGAGCAAGGTAATCAAGCAGCACCTAAACAAGCCCAGGCAGATGATGATCTCCCTTTCTAAGGGTTATGAGCTCACGGATTATGTGAGGGATCAGCTGATACAGATGCTCACACCACGTTACAAGCTTGGATTCATGGCCTTGGATATGGATGTAACCTATCACCAGCTATGGAGATTCATGCGGGGTGAGAAAATGTCCGAGGTGTTTATCAACAAGGCGTTCAGATTTTTACTAAATTCACGGGGTGAAATTTTGGAGGATTGAGGCATACAGGTTGGCTAAGTCAATCACCAGGGGTAATCCCTTGTATGAGGATTTAGTGAGCCATGTTTACATCCTGATGGATAAGTACAACGTGAGAGAGGAGGATCTGCCAAGGACCTTTGTACGGTTTGCACATAACCAATGGAATTGGTATCAATCAGACTTCAACAAGCAATTCAGAGGCTCTGCCAATACGGTGGAGCTTTCTGAGTTACTGCCATCTGATCCGGATGATACGCCAAGTGAGCTACTGAAATTCCTGCAGAGCTATCTTGAGGAGTCACCGGCAGATGATTCAGATACATTTTGCAAAGAGATTACAAAGATGTACCTTTATGGAATGACCTACAGAGAGATACGTGCCGAGACAGGCATATCCCTGGACATCATTCACAAGGCAATTAAACAAGTGAAACATGATATACATCATTCTTATGAGCATAGGGATAGCCCGTGCATTGCAGACATTCAACCTGCCTGATTATAAACCATTCAATTGCCAATCATGCTTGGCATTTTGGTCCACATTTATCGTGTGCTTATGCACGGAGCCCGAACTTGTGGGCATAAGTTTTATAAGCTATCTGATTTCAGATCTAATTTTGACATATGAAAATAAGTGAGGAGCTCAGCCAACAGGCTGAAAGATACGAGCGCACAAGATCATTCAATCTCAGCAATATACTCAAGGTGGAGCTGGCTGCATGGTACAAAGATAAGCAGGGCAAGACATTGAACATTGGATGTGGTACCTGCATACGTAATGCCATGCGTGATCTTGTGGCAGCAGGCAACCAATCAACGCAGCCAGCAATCCGCAGGGTGCCATTCAAAGGCATTGTGCAGCCAAAGCCAAAGGCAATTGAAGAAATGAGCTACAAAGAGCTCAGAGCCATGGCCAAGGAGAAAGGAATTAAGGGCACGTTGAAGCGTGAGGAGTACATTGCACTATTGAGCAATGCATAAACACATTGACATGGGTGATATGTGCGAGGCCACAGAGGATGGCAAGCATTGGGAGATAGTCAAATACCTGTTCTTTGATGATCACAATGAGGAGTATGTGTGCCTGGTTGACAATACTTATTGCCAATCATTCCTGCAAATCCGTGAATTGACTGCTGAACTATGAGAGTGCTGAACATTTCATCTGTGGATTATGCCAATATGAGCCACAATAATGCCCAGGCATTGCGGTCCATTGGCATTGATTGCGATGATTGGACCATGTCGGTTCATGCGTTTCAATACACCAGCCAATCTGAGGTGGTGACAGCCAAGCATATCATGGAGAGATTCATTGAGTATGATGTGATTCAGCTGTTCCATTCCTGTGAAAAGACTTACATGCTGATTATGGCACATCCAAACATAGTGGTGTACCATACAGGCACAAGGTACAGGATGAACAAACGGTACTATGATAACCTGTATATGGGCCGAACCATTGCCACGGATCAGTGTGAGTTTTTGCTGCATGATCCCAGCATGCTATATGTGGCAACGCATACCACATTGCAACCTGCACAAAGGCCATACCGGACCAAGCTCCGAATAGCACACTATCCCTCAAATCACCTGGTGAAGGGAACAAAGACCATCCAAAGATTGCTGGAGCCATTCAAGGATAGGTTTGAGATTGACATTAACACTAACCGTGAGCCACATGAAAAGAATCTGTACCGCATTGGCCTTGCCGATATATACATTGAGCTGTTTAATCCTACGCAGAATGGGCAGCCTTATGGTTGTTTTGGCGTTACAGCTTTTGAAGCCACGGCAATGGGAGGAGTGGTGGTAACCAACAACGTCAACAGGCAGGCATATGAGGATGTGTATGGTGCGCATCCATTCCTTACACCTAATGATGAGATGTCATTCATTCAGGCCATTGAGTCATTGGCTGTACCACGTGAGCAATTCGATGTCATGCGTGAGGAGCTGCATACTGGATTTAGGGATAAGCATAGCATTCAGGCAACAGGTAAACGAATTAAACAGATTATAGATGAAGGTATCAAGAGCACGGTGGGAGCTGGCAACCATTAACCTGATTGCAAGGCGATTGGCTAATGGTCACAATGATGACAATAGGAGCAATCCAAACCCGGTGAGGGATTACGCAAGCCATCTGATTAGATGCGGATTTGGCAACAGCGTGCTGGATGTTGGATGTGGATCACAACACCTGAAGACATGCCTGCCGGATGATGTGGAATACATTGGCATGGATGCATTTCCTGTGGAAGGTACCGATACCATCAAGATGGCAGTGGAGGATATGGAAGGTATTGAGGTGGATACCGTGGTGGCCTTTGCTGTCCTAGATAACTGCAGGGATTTCTTTCAGGCATGTGATCGGATGAAGGCAGCTGCCCGGCAGAACGTGATGATTCTCACAGGCTTGGATATTGAGGTGGATGAATTCCATACATTTAACCTGCAGCGTGAACACTTTAAATTGGCATTCCATGATTGGCATTGCTCAGTAGAACATCAAATAATTCCCAAGGTATGGCTCCTGAACTTCCAAAGGTTAGCATAATTATTCCTTACAAGGTGGACCGTGGATACCTTAGGCAAGCTGAGGACTCGATCCGTGAACAGAATTACAATGGTGAGATTCAGGTAATCCATTCACAAAGTGATGAGGGAGTGGCATACAATTTGAACAGAGGCATTGAGCGTGCTACCGGAACATATGTCAAATACCTATGCGATGATGATATGCTCACACCTTACTCATTGCTGCACAGCGTTTATGCCATTCAAGGATATGACTTCATACATGGATGTGCCATTAATTTTTGGGCAGATGGAAGGGAGCAGATCTATAGACCTCCAAATACCAGCCCATCCTTACAGGAGATGGCACAGCGGAATGTAATCCACGGAGGTACATTGATGTACAGGCGTGATGTGTTTGAGCGCATAGGCATGTTTGATGAGTCACTTGATTGTGCTGAGGAATACGAATTCAATATGCGATGCCTACAGGCTGGAATGAAATTAGGCTTTGCCAATAGTTACCTGTACAAATACAGGAGACATGCACAGCAGAAAAGCCTTGGCAGTCATGTGGACCAAACCATTAGAGGGAAGAAAATTCAACAAATACAACAGAGATATGCCAATACCTAAACCAAAACCCAATGAGAAAGAGGCTGATTTCATGAAACGCTGCCTAAGTGATCCTAAGATGAATGAGGAATATCCAGCCAATCAGAGGGTTGCAGTATGTTCTGCTCAATATATACAGAGTAAGAATAAGAAGTAATAATACCTATATATAGATATATTATGTTAAATAGAACAAAAATACATAATTAGGTTTGGCATGGCGAAAGGACAGGATACAATAGACAAGCTGGAGGCATATGGATGGGAGTACATTCAGGAATGCATCAACCATACAAAGCCACATGTATCAGGTAGTGGCAAGGTAGTGCATGTGCCGGACAGGCATATACCAACCATTGACTACTTTTTGAGGATATGGGTGCCAATGAGAGAGGGCATGGAGCTGATTAATCGAAGGACTTGGTATAGGTGGCTGAATGAAGAGGGGCCAAAAAGTCTCACTATAAAAATCATTAATGATGAATTCGACAGCTTGGCACGTGATATTGTTGGCAATGAGGGCAAGGGTATATTCTACGCAAAGAACAAGCTAGGCATGCATGACAGGCAGCAGGTTGAAACCCGGAACGTGGAGCGGTTTGATTTCGAATAATTGTGTATATTTGTACGGTTGACAAAACATAGCGGTTTTAGTTTGGTTAGGTAGGGATGGCAGCAGCTATCCCTTTTTTATGATATGAGCACAGTCAAAGGATATAAGCCCCATGCCAATCAAAGGCTGATTCATGATTCAATCAATCATGGACCATATAAGTATTACGTGCTGAACATCGGCAGGCAGTTTGGCAAGACCTTGCTGGGGATTAATCAAATGCTGTGGTGGGCAATCAATGATAAGGGCTGCAATATCGCATGGGTCACACCGGTGTATAAACAGAGCAAGAAGGTGTTTGATGAGATGGAGCGAGTCACAAGGGCATCCGGCCTGTTTGAATTCCACAGGTCCGATTTATGGATCAAGGGATTTGGCAGCACCATCACATTCTATTCAGGTGAGAAACCCGATAACATCCGAGGTAACACCTTCGATTACCTGATCATTGATGAGATGGCATTCACCAGGGCAGAGCTATGGGATGAGGTGCTGAGTGCAACCGTGTTGGTCAAGGGAAAAAAGGTTCTATTCATTTCAACGCCCAAGGGAAGGAATCACTTCCACAGGTTGGCATTACAGCACAACTATGATGAGAGGTATAAATACTTTCAGTTCAGCAGCTACGACAATCCGCTGATTGACCAACAGGATTTGGATGAGCGCAAGCGGTCACTGCCTGACCATATCTTTCGGCAGGAGTACATGGCTGAGTTTGTGGACAATGCATCCGGGCTGTTCCGCAACATACAGGCATGTATAGGTACCGGACAGCCAACAGGTAAGGCATATGCCGGGCTTGATATCGGCAGGGCTGATGACTACACCGTGCTATCCGTGATCAACAGCGATGGGCACATGGTGGCTGTGTACAGGTGGAGGCATATGGAGTGGAGTCAGATCATTGACCAAGTGGAGGCACGCATTAAGCAGCACAATGCCCTCACATTGGTGGAGGTCAATAACCAGGGTGATGTGTTCTATGAGATGCTGGCCAAAAGGTGCCGGAACAATGTGGAGCCATGGGTCACCTCATCCAAGTCCAAGCCGGTATTGATTGAGGATTTGGCTGTGGCCTTTGAACAGGCAGCCATCATGGTGCACGATGAGAGGTGGCTGCTTGATGAATTGGAGGCTTTTACGTACATTTACAATCCAAGCACAAGGTCAGTGAAATATGCAGCACCGGATGGGTTGCATGATGATGGGGTGATATCCCTGGCATTGGCATGGCATTGCAGGAAAGCATACAGTAAACGAGGGCAATATAAAGTGATGAGAGTATGAGTGTGATTGAGGTAAAATATCCAAGGCATATCAGGGAGTGCAGTCCTATTATGGTCACAAAGTGGCTGCATATGGCACCGCTGTGGAAGGAGGCACAGAGCAATCTTAGTGGCATGCTTGACTTCCACGTTCAGGTGGTGAGTGTGTTCACCGGATTGAAGGTAAATGAGATTAAGAGAGCTGCGGTTGATGATGTGGTGAGGCTAAGCTACCGATTGCTGAACATGATCAGTGATCATCAGATGGAGGAGCCATCCGGAAGGATAGTGATTGATGGGCAGGCATATGTTTATGAGAAGGATTTCAGCAAGATATCAACAGGGCAGATGATTGATATGAAGCTGATTGAGAGGGTGCCTGAGGAGCCACATAAAGCATTAGCCATCTGCTATGTGGAGGAGGGGATGGAATACTGCCAAAAGGATGAGCGCGGTGTGGTCATTAATCCCAATGAAAAGAGGGAGGCACTATTCAAGGAGCGGTTCCCCGGTGATGAATTCCTGAACTTCTTTGGTTTTTTTTTGCACTCATCCGAGAGCAGGAGAAACGCTATTTTGGCACTACAGGTAGTGAGGATGGAAGCACAGAGGATGAAGATAATGAGGGAAGTCCAAAAGACAGCGAGTGGTTTACATGGACAGGAATCATCCTCAGGCTGGCTAAGGAGCTTAGTAGGTCGATTGACCAAATCACAAGGCAGCCGTACATAGAAAGCATGTTTTGGATGAACTACCTGAAGATCCGTGATGAACAGGAATACATAAGGGATAGGGAACGACAGCAACAAATGCAGGCGAAATATGGCAGATAAGTTTGAATACCTGAATACGTTAGGAATCAGCAAGGGTGACCTAGCCAAGCCAGCCAATGCATATGAGGAGATGCTGTTGGAATTGGCTAAGCAGCTCACATTGGAGCTACGTGAAGCCACATTAAACAAGGCAAGCAACAGCGGTGGGCTTGCATCCTCCATTGCTGCGGTGCCGGATGGAAAGATGACTGTCAAAATACAGGCTGATTTCTATTTCAAATTTATGGATGAGGGAGTCAATCCCACAACAGGCAAGAAATTCCCATCTCCTTACAGCTTTAAAAAACCAACGGTTGCACCTGCACACATTCAAGCCCTACAATCATGGAAGGGTTACAGTCCACAACGGGCATATGCATCAGCATACGTGACAAAGAACAGATTCGGGTTGAAGCCTCGCAACATCCTTGAGGATACAGTGAACGCAGATGCATTAAAGAAAATGAGTAACGACCTGAGCACCTTGATGGGTATGACCTTGGAAGTAGCTTGGGATAAAAACACAAAGACATGGCGGTAACAATAGTACAAGAGCCGGATACATTCACACCGGCATGCAATCCAATAGTATGGACATTTGACAGTGATCAAACGATTCAACCTAATTTCAGCTTTTACGTGGAGCTGTATGTGAATGCCAACCTGCACAGCGCGCATCAGGTATTCCCGGAGTCAGGAGCTTATGGTAAATTTGATGCAACACAAATCATGCGAGCTCTGACCACAACACCGGTGGCAGCAGCTGACTTTGTACAGGACTTTGGTACCGCAATGCTCACCTGCTACATTGAGGTGTATGAGAAGTATGGGTTAACGCCAACACTATATGCCAATGATACAAGTGCAATCAGGAGAGCATTCAATGGATCGTTCAAATATGCTCAATTTGTGCAATGGAACAGTGATGCATACGATGTCAAGGAGACAAATGGTGCACTATTCACCACCAACTTTCCAAGGGGTGAACGTGCATGGTGCAGATATGATGAATTCTTTTATCTTGGCCTGTTTGGTAAGCGGTTTGTCATGGGTGATGTGTGGAGGCTGTTTGTGGAGCTGTATGATATCAATGGCAACAGCATCACATCCGATGCATACAATATAGGGTATGAGAGATATTGGGAGCTGAATGTGGGTCCTGAGGTGATTGTGAACAACACTACCATCACACAGGCACAGTTTGACTTGGCAGCATACTATGAGTGTTATGTGGAATATAGTGATGGGGTCACCACCAACTACACTGAGATATTCAAGATATGGTATGATCAAGAGTGCACCAGGTACACACCTGTCCGGTTGCATTGGCTAAACAAGTTTGGGGTGTATGATTCATTCAGCTTTGACTTGGTTAGTCAGGACAGCGCAAATGTTACTGCCAATAATTACCAGCAGCAGCTTGGTCAATGGGGCAACAGTGGTGCCTATGAATTCCCTATGCTTGGAGCACAGATGAAACACTACAGCAAGCGAGCGGTGGAGCAGATGATCATCAATAGTGATTGGATTAAGGAGGCTGTTCAGCATTGGCTTGTGGAGGAGCTGTATGAGAGTCCACGGGTGTACATTCAACAGGGCAGCGCGTTTGTTTCTGTGATGGTCACCAATCCGAACTATGTTAAAAAGCTGAGGCGCAAGGATGGGTTGATACAGGAGCTTGTTCAGATTGATAAGACCAATGAATATATTTCACAACTGAACTGATGGAGCTGTATTTGAACAATATCAAGGTGGACCTCAATGACAGGTTGCCGTTCCCTCTGACATTCAACATCTCTGATATCAAGGATTTAACAGCGCGGAAGGGGAACAATTCCAAGACCATCAAGCTGCCGGGCACACAGGTGAACTGTGCATTGATGACACAGGTGTTCAGCTGGAGCGCATCCGAGGTTGACAGTGGTATCAGCAGCACATTCATCAACTTTGATCCTGCGGTGCGGATACCTGCACGATATTACCACAACAGCCTGCTTGAATTCCAAGGTGTGGCACAGCTCAGTGAATGCAGATACAGCCAAGGCACATGGGAGTTTGACATCTTGCTCATCTCTGAGACCATTGACTACATTGGCCGGTTGGCTAAGGTCAAGCTGTCTGAGCTGGACATGTCAGAGTACAATCACCTGTACACACGTACAAATCAGGTGAGCACATGGAATGGCAACATTGAATTGAATGGAGTCACAACGCCAAATGTGGTGGCAGGAAATTACACAGGGCTAGGGTATTACTATGGGATGATTGATTATGGATATCAGAGAGTGGTTGCCAACCAATTTGAGGTGGACCAACTACCACCACAGATATTTGTGTATGACATTCTCAAGCATGCGTTTGAGTATTGTGGGCTGTCATGGTCCAGCACATTCCTTGAGTCACAGCGATTCAAGCGGTTGCTGTTGGCATTTGAGGGTGGTGTACTTCCACAGATTGACAGCACCACATCTGCAGCTCAGAGTGCAACCATGACTGAGGATAACGATGGCACAGGAAATCTGATATACTACTTTCAATCAATCATCAATGGATTATGGCAAGAGGCATACCAATATGATCCGGTTGATGTCACGATATTAACTGATCCAGCCAATCAGGTGCAGCAAACCAATGCCATGAGATTTGTTGCATCTAGTGAGGGTACATTTACCGTGGATTATTACGGTGATCACACACTTGATATTGATCCTACCTTTGCAAATTTTGGTACCACCAATTATGCGCTGGAGCTGCATGTGTTTGTTGACAATAGCCTTGTGAGTAATGATACCATATACCAGGGAACGGTGTTAAATTACAGCACGCTGCAGAATTTGAGCATCAATTTTACCTACAGCCGTGACTTTTACCTGTTGATTAACCAAGAATTGCGCTGTGAAATTATGGCTCGATTCAATACCAACAGTGATACACCGGGAGCATTGGAGATTGTTGAATACACACTTGCATCTGCAGGCAGCAACATTGATGTGATTAAGAAAATACAGAATTTAACTGCAGGTACAAATGTGAACATCAGCACATTCCTCCCTCAGATGGATGCCGGAGCTTTCTTTAAGGGATTGGTCACCATGTTTAATTTGTATGTTAAGCCCAATGTGGACAATCCAACAGTAATGGAGATTGAACCCCTGAATGATTTTTACAACAGCTCAGCAGATGCCATTGATTGGACTGCAAAAGTGGACTACAGTAAAGATATGAGTGTAATACCTACTATAAATTATGCTTCTAAGAACTATGTTTTTCGTTGGGAGAGTGACGAGGATTACTTCAATACAAAGTACAGGACCGATATAGGCAAGGACTATGGTAACTTTCAGATAAGCAGCACCAATCAATTTGCCCAGGGAGATACTGAATACACTGTACCATTCAGCCAAAAGTTGCTGGCGCAGATACCATTTGATGATGTGACATTCACTGATCTAATTGTGCCACGTACATTTCAGATTCAGCAGAATGAGGATGCCAGCTCAGAGATGCAGCTGATTAAGGGCAAGCCGTTCATTGTGCAGCTTGGTGGATTGCGCACCGGTGCATGGGTGCATGTGGATGAGAGTGGTGTGAGTTACAATGAAACAGATTATCCGTATGTGGGTCACCTTGACAGCTTGGATACACCTACCTTTGATCTCAATTGGGGTGTTCCTGACTTCGTGTATTGGATCACCGCGCAATATCCAACAGATAACCTGTACTTTTACCATGAGAAATTCATCAAGGAATTACTCAGCAGGTACGGCAAGGAGGTGCAACTATCTGCCATGTTGGACAGCAATGATATCAATACGCTGGATTTCCGTAACTTAATCAATATTGATGGTGTGGTGTTCAGGTTGCAAGCCATCAAGGACTATGACAGTGGAAAGGATGAAAGTACGAAATTAGAACTGATACGCATAATTGAGGGAGAGGGTATTTCCGGCAGAGTGATAGAGATAATCTACGATGCCATTGGTACCGTGAATTGGAGGCAGACCGAGGATGGTCAGCTGAGACAAGTTGAAGATGGAGAATTCAGACGAATAGAATAATATGCCTAAAAAAATAACACAGCTCACAGCCTTATCAGGCAACGTTGCAGATACTGACCTTTTTGAGCTTTCAGAGGATATTGGTAGCGGTAACTTTGACAGTCGCAAGGTAACATTCCTGCAGATTAAAAACAGCATGACCTCAGGCCTCACGGTTGGCACAACAGCCATTGCATCCGGTACGGTTGGTAGGGTATTGTTTCAGGGCACAGGTAATGTTTTACAACAAGACTCTTCGCTATTTTGGGATAATACGAACAAGCGGTTAGGGGTTGGTGCAACACCTGCCAGTACCGTTAGATTAGATGTAAGGGCACAGGGTGCATTGAGTACTGATGTTGCGTTTAGAGTTAGGAACAGTGCGGATAGTGTTTCTTTGTTAGATTTTCAAGGAACAGGTAATTTAATTACAAGACACAACAGCTCAGGCTCATCACTTGGTTTGTTTCATAGAGCAGATACAACAGGTTTTTCTTTAACAACAGGAACAAGTGGTTACGGAACTGGAACTGGTATTGAGATACAAGGAACAAGTGTATGGTTATTAGATAGAGACGCAAGGCAATTTAGATTTACAAGTGGTGGTGGAAATGATGGAGATTTGTGGACTTTTCAAAATAATGGTACTTCTGCTGGTAAAAGGATGTCTTTGAGTAAAAGTGGGAGTGAGACATTTTGCTGGTCAGGTGAAAATTATAGTATTGGTGGAAATATATGGGGAAATCCTCCAACAGAAACAAATAGTTTTGGTATTAAAAACGGAACTGCTCCAACAACTAATGCCACAGATGCTTTTAAATTGTATTCAGCCGACATTGTAGCTGGTAATGCAGCACCACATTTTAGAACTGAGAATGGTGATATAGTAAAACTATATAGAGTAGGCGGATGGGGATTACCAACAGGTACATTTACAAGAACTACGTTTGATACAGCAACAGTAACAACAGCACAACTTGCGGAAAGAGTGGCAGCACTTATACAAGATTTAAGAGATAATCATCAATTTTTAAAAGCATAATCATGGCATTAATTATTAAAGCAACAGAACAAAAAAAAATCAACATCGCAGGAACTGAATTAGAACTTAGCGAAATTTATGGTAGAATTGAATTTGTAGGTAGAGCTGATGGTAAAACCATTGAGATTGCAACAGCTACATATACAAGCAAGGCTACATTTGAACAAGGTAAACCTGTATTTACTGATATCCCAAGTGGGAATGTAAACGCGCAAATTGAACCAACAGAAGAGCAAACAATTAATACGGCTCACAAATATGGTAAAATGGCATACGAGCAACTTGGATATGAGGTAATTATTGATATGACTGTTGCATAAACATGGCAAACAAAGAGGCAATATTTAGGCTCAAGCTGGACACAGGAAACGCGGTGAGTCAAGTGCAGAAGCTTGATAAGTCAACCCAAACGCTGAACAAGGACCTGAACGAACTGAGCCAAACAGCTGAGCAAGATCTTGGCGGTGCAATCAAGGAGCTTGAGGGTCAGATGGAAAAGATGGCCATGGCTGGCAAGCGCAACACACAGGAATACAAAGCCCTTGGTGCTGAGCTGTCTAGGTTGCAAACGGTTTTTAGTGGGGTGGAGTCTGACATCAAGGTATTGGGTGCCAACATGAACGATGTTAGTGGGTCCATTTCCGCCATGGAGGACAGGCTGTACACATTGGCAGCTACCACGGGAAAGAATTCACAGGAATTCAAAGATTTATTTGCGGAGTTAACTAGACTAAAGACAGTACAGCGTGAGGTGGATGCCATTGTGGACCAATCCTCCATCTCAATGGATGATACCTCTGCAGCTGTTGGCTTGCTTGAGGACAGGATGTACCGCTTAGCTGTGCAAGGAAAGCAGAACACCAAGGAATACCGCGACCTCACCACACAGATTGCACGATATAAGACCACATTGCTTGATGCTGATATGGCTGTGGAGACGCAGATGATCAGCACCAATGATCTCAGTGGGTCCATTGGAAAACTTGAGGACCGCATGTATGCATTGCAAGCTCAAGGCAAGCAGAATACCAGGGAATTCAAGCAGACCGGTGAGCAATTGGTGCAGTACAAGAAACAGCTGCAGGGTGTTGATATGCAGATTGATGCCATGATGCAGGGAGGGATGCGATTGAATACCGCGCTATCTGTTGGTAACACAGCCATGGCAGGGATGCAAGGGTTTGAGGCATCAATGAAGTTGGCAGGCATTGAATCTGAGGCAATGACCAAGGCCATGCAAAAAATGCAGCTGGCTGTCACGGTGTTGACATCCATCCAACAGGTGAGCATTGCATTACAAAGGCAGGGTTTGATCATGACCACCTTGGCAAATGCTGCTGATAAGATTAGGAACTTTGTTTTAACCGGGCAATTTGCAGCAACCGAGGCATTGGTAGCAGCAGAGGGTGAATTGATTGCTGTGGAAGGTGCTGAGACGGTGGCAACAGGTGCGAGCGCAGCAGCAGATGTGGGTGCAACAGCAGCAACCGGTGCATTGACTGCAGCCAAACAGGCTGAGGTTGGTGTGACAGGTGAACAGATTGCAGCCGGTGTGACTGAGACAGGTACAAAGACAGGGCAAGCTGTGGCTACCACAGGACTTGCTGCAGCTAACACTACCAATACCGTTGCCACAACAGGTGCAACATTGGCAACAAAGGCCTTGAGAATCGCATTAATCGCCACAGGTATTGGTGCCATAGTGGTAGGTGTGGGATTATTAGCAGCCAATTGGGATAAAGTTAGCCAGGCATTGTTTGGTGTGTACGATTGGTTTAATAAGCTCGGCCCATTGATGAAGATTGTGGCCGGTTCGGTTATGATAGCATTTGGTCCAATCCTTATCATGATTATGGGTATCATGAAAGTGTTGGAGGCATTTGGTATCATTGATGATGAGCAAACGAGAAAGACCAAAGCCAATGCTGAAAAACGCACCAAGGAGAGAGATAAAGAGCTGAAAAAAGAGGCTAGTAATATCAAAGGCCGAAGTGCAAGAATTCAGGCAGGCTATGATTTTGAAATACGCATGGCAAGTGCTGCAGGTAAAAGCACTACCGAATTGGAGCGCAAGAAAATTGTGGCAATGATTAATACCACCAAACAGCTGAGGGCAAATCTACAGCAGCGGATGGCAAACTATTGGCAAGAGATTGAAATGTTGCGCAAGCTGGGGGATACTGACAGTGATCGGTACAAAAAGCTCACAAAGCAGTTTAAGGATAGCAGGACTGAGTATAGGAAAAATAACCAAGAATATTATAAAAATACTCAGGACCTTAAGGTTGCAGATGCAGAGGCAGCACAAGCAGCGAAGGATGCAGCAAAGGAACGAGCTGAGGCAGCAAAGCAAGCAGCAGAGGCATCCTCTCAGGCAGCAGAGGATAAGCGCAGGAAAATAATTGAGATTGAGAAAGCAGAGCGTGCTGAGCTGTTGGCCTTGGAAAAGGAATATCAGGATAATTTGCTAGCCTTGAAAGAGGATGGTCAGGATAAGGAAAGGGAACAAGCCATCCGTGCATTTGAGGATTACAAGAATCAATTCCTTGAGAAATCCATTGAGGATGAAATCAAGGCAGAGGAGGAGAAATATGCCAAGGGTAAAATATCCAAAGCACAATATGAGGAGAATCTTGCCAACCTGCGATTGAATGCCATCAACAATCTAGGTGAACAGGAGCGCAAGGTGTTGACTAGCAAGGAGGCACTCCTCAATAAGGACCTTGCTGGTATTGATCAGAAGTATTTGGATTTACGCACCAAGATGCAAGAGGATTATGCCAACATGCAGGGCGATGAATTTGATAAGGAGCTGCGAGATTTCACCAAGGCACAGCGTGAAAAATTGGTGAAGCTCACAGAGATGTTGAAATCCGGTGCCATTACTGAGGAGCAATACCGCAATGAAGTGGATGCAATGGATAAGGCATTCACGCAAAAGCAAACAGATGTAAATGCTGAGCGCAATGAGAAATATCAGGCAATGGTTCGCGATAAGTATGATGCTGAGCTTGTTGAATTGACGCGTAAACACAATGAGCAAGAGGCACAGTTAAGCATTGGATACAAGAATGGATATATAAATGAGGAGCAGTACAGGAATGCTGTGCTAAAATTGTCTGAGGATACAGCTGAAAAGGAGAAAGCAATCCAAGAGGCAAGAGCTAAGGAGGCCCGAGATAAGCAGCTTGAGGGAATCACTTCCACGTTGGAGATGATTCAGGGATTCTTGGACACAATGTCCGAGATAAACAACAGCATCAATGAGGCACAAAATGCAAGGCTTGAGTCACAACGTACAGCAGATGAGGCACGCATCAAGGACCTCGATGATAAGAAAGCTGCCGAGCTTGCCAATGAGAATCTGACCGCTGATCAGAAGAAAGCCATTGAGAAAAAGTATGCCATGGATACATACAAGATCCAGCTGGCAATGTTTGAACGTGAGGAGAAAATTAAGAAACAGCAGTTTGAGCGCGACAAGGCATTCAAGATAGCGAGTGCAATCACCGGTACAGCTATGGCCATAGTGAAAGCCATTGCAGAGTTTGGTCCACCTCCATCACCATTGGGTATTGCAGGGATAGCATCAGCCACGGCAATTGGTGCAGCACAGATTGCAGCCATAGCAGCGCAGAAATACAAAGCAGGAAGTGCACCGGCAATGCCAAACATTGCAGAGGGTGGAGGTGCTGGCATGTCAGGCGCAGGTGCAAGCTCATTCACGGTATCTCAAAACACACAAGGAACAGATTTAACTGAGTTGATGAACGGTGAAAGTGGTGGCAAGATACCAATGGCAAAGGTTGTGGTATTGGAGTCAGACATCACAGGTGTTCAGAACAAGGTTGCAGCTCAGGAGAAGCTCAGCACCTATTAAGAAAATCGGGTCCATTGTGCTGCTTGAAATCATCGGATATTGAAAAGCATCCGTATTTGTCAAGCAGTTGATTGGCTTTGATTAAGTCAGGCCTACCAATCTTGAGATTCTCAGCATCCATTGACATGAAGGTATGCACGTTAAGATATAGGGATTTGATAAAATGGTTGTGCTGCTGCCATGTGATTTCATCAAACAGCTCAATCAGCTTGGCACTATTGAACATCATTGGTTGATGGCATTCAAAGTTGAAGGTGGTGTATTGGTAATGATTAAGGAATTCAAGTGTATGCTTGCAAGCCTGCTGATATACCGGTGAATGTTCCGGATTAATCTTGAGCATGCCATTGCGCAAGTTGGTGTATGGGTCAAAATTTGCATTAATGAAAAAATCATCATTCATGTAGATGGCATCCCCTCCAATCTCCCTGGCAAAGGTCAGAATTTTGTCAGTCACATCACAACCACGTTCATGATATCTTTTTTTATGGGGTATATTTTCCCTGTTTGGTAGGGCATCACCAATGGTAAACACGTTTGCCTGGGGAAAAGCATCCATCAGCCATTCAATTGAGCGCAGAATATCCCAATCATTGAGGTGCCGGATGTATGGATATACAAATACCATAGAACAAAAGTACATAATTTGGTATGAAGAAAGATCTACCGGTATACGAGATAAAGATTGATCTCAATGATCAGGACACAGAGGTGACATTCAACAGCCTTGTGAGCAGTCCAGCGCATGAGGTGAACTTTGAGATGTTTAGCAAGACTCAGCGGTTCCAATTTAATGATGAGGAGAACGTGATTATTGGGGTGGCAATCTCAGCGGATACACCAATTTACCGATATGATTCAATAAGCAATGAGGAATACTATGTGGTGTTTACAAAGCAAGCAATTAAGGACATTGTGTATGACTATAGCCGCAAGGGGTATTTCAACAATGTCAACATTGAGCACAATAGCGCGGATGTTGTGGATGATGTTGCCATGATTTTAAGCTACCAAGTGGATGAGAGCAAAGGACTGACAGCACCGGAGCGATTCAAGGATGTCAATGATGGATCTTGGATTGTTGGATACAAGGTGAGTGATGAGATTTTTGCCAAGGCCAAGGCAGGCGAGTGGATGGGATTCAGCATTGAGGGATTGTTTATGTTGACTGAGCAAGGTGCAAGCATGGAAGAAAACATGTGGCAGCAGATAGCTGAGGAGTTGGATGGATTACGCCAAGCATTTGCTAAGATGCGGGTATCCTTTGATTTTGATGAGACATTGACCACATCACAAGGGCAGCAATTGGCTAAGCGTCACATCACCATAGGGGATGAGGTGTACATTGTGACAGCACGGCAGCAGAGCAATGGTGCATCAGTATATGAGATGGCTCAAAAGCTCGGTATACGTAGGGAAAATGTGTATTTCACAGGTGGCAGAGATAAGTGGCAAACACTAAAAAGGCTGAGAATTGAACGGCATTATGACAACAATGCAGAGCAAATTGCGCTGATCAAGGAATTCACTGAGGTTGATGCCGTGAAATTTTAGAACAAACCTGCATAAAGAGTAAACAAAAAACATAATTATGAACGACAATTTTAAAAAGGTAATGGATTCCCTGGCTGAATTCAAGACTATCCTTGCCGGGCGCAAAGTTGCTGCCAAGTTTGGTGAGGCTGTTCTTGAGGACGGTACAGAAATCCGTTGGGAGGGTACAGATTTGACCCCGGGAATACCTGTATTTGTTGTTGCTGAAGGCGAAGAGATCCCTGCACCTGAGGGCACACATCGCCTAGGTGGTGACATGGCAGGTCTTTCCATTGTGGTTGATGCAGAGGGCATCATCGCAGAATTAATTGATGAGCGTGAGGGCAGCGGAGGCACACCAGCCGAGGATGCAATGTCTGAGGCACAAGTGAAATCAATTGTAGAGGGTGAGGTTTCAACTTTTGGCAAGGCTTTTAAAAGCATGTCCGGTATTGTTGAAGCAATCGCCAAGCAAAATGATGAGCTTAGTGCTGAACTTGCTGAGTTGAAAGCTGAATTTGCAGCCTACAAAAACGCACCATCAAATGAGGTCAAAGAGGCAGAGAAATTTGCCAAGAAAAGTAATGCAGGAATGACCAGCCGGCAAATGTTTCTACTTAATAATATGAAAAAATGAGTTTAAAAAAGTTTATCAAATCCAAGTTTGACTACGATGTTCAAGACTTGAGCCCATACGTGGATGATTCACGTGAGGACCTTATCGTGCGTTCAGTAACTGAGGCACAAACATTACAGTATATCACTATTCAGGAGGGTATCAAAGGAACTGAGGACCTTAAGTTACTAGATGATTCCATCGTGTACCAAGAGGCTAACTGTTCAATGACTCCTGAGGGTGATACAGTTTTTTCTGATCGTCAATTGAGCGTGAATGCTATTGGTTACATGAAAAGATTTTGTCAGAAGGACCTTGCTGGTCTTTGGACACAGTTGGCTCTTCGTCCAGGTGCAATGGCTGAGGATAAGGAGTTACCATTCGAGGCACAGCTTACTGATTATTTATTGAAGTTACATGCACGTGAATTGGATAACCTTATTTGGAAAGGTAATGTTGCAACAGGTTCAGGCAACCTACAATGGATGAACGGATTCCGTCAATTCCTTACAACAGCAAACGGTGCTGTGGATTTGAATACCTCATCTACTGCAACAATTGATTCTACCAATGCATTCGATGTGTTTTATGAGTGTTTCATCAACACACCTGCACAAGTTGCTGAGCAAGCTGATTTGATTTGTTTCACAGGCCGTGAGAACTTCAACTACTTGTTGAAAAATTTGGTTGATCAGAATTTCTACCATTACAGCCCTGAGACAATTGCTAACTTGAATGAGTGTTTGGTACCAGGTACTAACATGCGAGTGGTAAAAGTGAACGGATTGAATGGTTTGGATAACATCTACACAGGACGTTCATCTCACTTCTTCTTTGGAACTGACTTATCTTCTGACTTTGAAAGCTACGATTTGTGGTATTCATTTGATGATGATGTGATCTACATCCGTTCTAAATTCCGTGCTGGTGTTCAGGTTCCTTTCCTTGATGAAATCGGGGTGTGGAATGGTACAGGCTCTCCTAACTAATTGTTAAACGTAAACTAAAAAGATAAGAGATGGCATGTAACATGACAAGCGGGTATAATGATCGTACCTGCACAAACGGAAAAGGTGGTATATTGAGCGTGTTGTTGTTCCCTGTGGGGAACATCAGCGCATCCTCAATCACTACCAATGAGATCACATCTATGACTGTGACCGGTGAGGTATTTCTTTACAAATTAAAGAGCAACCTTTCCAGCTACACTGCACCAATCAAAGTGAACAAAGAGAATGGTACACTTTGGTATGAGCACAGCCTTTCAATGATCCTGGCAAGTGATACAAAAGAACTACGTTCTGAGATTCACATGCTTGCTCAGAATGAGGTTTGTTGTTTGGTGGAGAAAGCCAATGGCACATGGGTAGCATTAGGCTTGAATGAGGGCTTACAGGTGGCTGATGCCAACGAATATACCTCAGGGGTTCTTAAGTCTGACCGCCAAGGGCACGTAATTGTGTTGAATGGTATGGAAAATGATGAGGTTCCTGATGTAGCTGATGGTGTAATCACCACGTTGTTAACGCAACAATCACCTGCGATTTAAGATTACTCATAAAATCTAAAGAGGGGAGGGCAATGTCCCTCCCTTTTTTGTAAATTAGAGCCATGAAACAGTTGAAAATCAAAAAGGAGTGCATAGGTTCAAAGGTCAAAGGTGGCATATTGAATAGATGGTACATAATTGAGGAGGGAAATGAGCAGCTTTATTGGGAGCTTGGATTGATTAATATTTTTGAAACCAATGAGCCTGCAATTGTTAAAGTGAAAAAGGATGCTAAGGATAGAAAGAAACCAGCAGAGCACGTTGATAGTGACCGTATCGGAACTGACAACGATATCAGCCCCGTATTACCTCTTTGAATTCATTGAGGAGCAAACGCAGGAGGCTTTGTACTGCATCCTAACCAACATCAGCACAGGCATTCCACGTTATGATGAGTTTGTTTTGATTGATGGGGTGGATGTAACATTTCCTTATGCCGGTTTCTACACATATAAAATATACCAACAGGCCAGCTCTTTCAATTTAGATCCGGCATTGAGTGATGGAATAGTAGAGGAGGGCCGTGCCCATGTATTTGAGGTGGATAGTCCATCCAATTATTATGATTATAACGTGACAAATTTTGTCTATGAGTAAAGTGTTAAATGTCCAATTCTCAAAGTCATTCACCGTGCCCACGGAGGAGTTGGATAAAGGTCAGGGCTTTATAAAATGGGGTAAAAAAAATGACTATCCTTTTTTCTTGATTGATCTCCTGCATGGTTCTGCTTGGCACCAAGGAATTATAAAAAATAAAACCTATTATATTTCAGGTGGTGGCATTGAGACTGTTTCAGGCAATGCTGAGGCTTTCATCAACAATGAATACCGTGACTTTGATATGAATGAGGTGGTGCAGCGCATGACCTTTGACTTTGAGGTGTTTGGTGCTATGTGTGTAAAAGGCACATGGAACAGAGAGGGCACAAGAGTAGTGGCATGGGAGCATTTGGATGTGGATGCCTGTAGGCTTTCTGAGGATGAGCGCACATTGTTTGTATCAGATGATTGGAATGCTCGCAGGCAGAGTGCTGAGGATACAAATTTTCGCACCTATCCTGCGCTGGATGAAGATAATCCGGGTGGGTCTTTCTTCATATATTACAAGGAGCCAGCTAAGCAGGCAAAAGGTGAGAAAGGAATTTATCCAAAGCCTCCATATGTGGGTGGAATTACAGCAATACAGACCGATTGCGACATATCAAAATTCCACATGTTTGAGATTGCTAATGGATTCAAGGCAGGAACACTAATCAATCTGCCTGGAGGATTCCCGGAGACAGCAGAAGAGGAGCGCAAGATCCGTGAACAAATTAAAGGACCTGTACAATCCGTGGAATCAGCTGGTGAAATTATCATCACATTCAGCCAAACCAAGGACGATGCGCCAAGCATCATGCAGCTGTCGGGCAATGACCTTGATAAGAGGTATGAGATGACTGAGAAAGCGGTCCAGCAAAACATCCTTGTGGCTCATAGCATCACAGCACCAACATTGTTTGGAATCATTCAGCAAGGCTCATTTAATGCAGCGGAGTCCGGTGATTTATTTGAGATTTTCAAAGTAACATATGTGTCATCTAGGCAGAAGCAGATTGAATGGCTTTTAAATTATATGTGTACATTGAGTGGCAGCACAGCTGTAGTTAAGCTGCAGGATGTATCTCCATTGGGAGTGATGAGAGATACGGCAGCGGATACACCTGCTGCAGCTGTGGAGGCAGATCCATTGGCAGCTGGTGAGATTGATGTGGCTAAAACAGCATTGAATGGTGCACAGATTGCATCAATTATTGATGTGGTGGCAGCCATTAAGGAGGGAGTGTTAACACCTGAGGCTGCACTACAGGTATTATTGGCATCGTTTCCAACCATTGCAGAGGCGCAGGCCCGTGAGATTGTGGGATTGCAGTCCGGTGATATGTCATTCTGCAACCACAAGCAGATGTTCAGTGATCAAAGCATTGAACTTTTTGAGCAACATGGTGCACCACGTGAGCAGTTTGAGATCATAAAGAGCGTGCCAATTGAATGGGATACTCCTGCAGATGAGGTGTTCAGTCGGGAGGCACAGCTGTTTGATGAGATAGGTCAGATATTGGTCCAGCTCACTGATCAGGAAAAGGCTGTGTTAACATTATTACAGGAGGATGATGAAGAGGCAGGGTCAATTGCCCTGGCATTGGGTGAGCCATTGCAGGTGATTGTTCAGATCATTGATAAATTGGTGATCTTGGGCCTGTACGAAAAGCCATCACTTGATGCTGATGGTGTACGCACAGGTGGTTCTGTTACATCAACCGGTGGCGAGATAGTGAATAGGATACCAACAGCTGAGCAAGCACCGTATGAGATACGCTACACATATGAGACTCGCAAGGATGTACCTCCGGTAAAAACCAAAAGCAGAAACTTTTGCCTGGCATTGTTGCGATTGGATAGGCTTTACACAAGGGAAGAGCTTGGAATCATCAGCGCACAGGATGGTAGAGATGTATGGAGGTACAGAGGTGGGTACTATACCAACCCTGAAACAGGCAAAACAACACCGTGGTGCCGGCACATATGGATGCAAAACTTAGTAAAACGTAAGCCATGAACTACCTAATTAGCGCAGAAAATATACGAAAGCTGGGATTGATTCATCCCAATACAGATACAAAGCTGCTCACTGTTGTTATTAAGCGGTCGCAGGATATGCACATCCAGCCTGCATTGGGAACACCGCTATACAAGGCATTGCTTGTGAGGGTTGAAACCAATGATTGGAGCAATCAGGACTATGTGACATTAATGAATGACTATGTGATTCCTTGCTTGGTGGCGTTTGTTGACTACAGGAGTGCTACATTGCTGAATGAAAAAATCACTAACAAGTCAGTTGGCAGGCAAAGTGATGATACCATGACAGCAAACGATGACAGCCAAAGCCGGGTGATGCGTGACCAGCTGCGCAAGGATGCATATTTTTATAAGGAGAGGTTGATTGGATACCTTAAAGATGATGCTGGCGTGCTGTTCCCTGAGTATGTTCAGAGCCCATGTGATCATGAGGCTGTGAGAAAGGACCATACAGGATATAAACCATTCGGATGGATAGTATGAAATTCAAGGTAAGCCAAAAACAGATTGATAAATTAAAGCAATATCTCAATGATAAGAACACTAAACCAGGTAATGCGAGAGCTCAGCGAGATAGCAAGCGCACACCGGCAAATAAATGAGTTTTTTCAAGGGGATTTTTTAGATGCAATCAGCAGAGATGCTGCACAATATCCATTGATGGTGGTTACATTGGCACCGGG